AACCAAGGATAAACGTCAAAAATATTATTTACTGTTCCTGTACTTTGTGACTTTTCATTATATTTAACCTCAAGATCACCAATCTTCACTTCAGAAGGTACACCTGCTGTTCCAGTATTACCAGTAATCGCATCAGTATCATTTGCCAAAGCTCTCGCCAATTCATATTGTGCATATTTAATATTATTTGGAATTGTTGAACAGGTAAGTTCCACATCATCAACTTCATAATTATTTCTTGGAAACTTTAATGCCTGACCATTATCACATCTATCTCCATAAAAGACTAAATTATCTA